TTTGCATCTTTTTCGCTTTTGATGGGAGTCGTGATGTCAAGGTTCTTAAACAGAAACTCTTTGCCGTTTTCGAAGACACGCCAGACATGATCCATTGAACCGCGTCCAGTTTGACCACGGGTTTTATTGAACCTAATCTGGTATGTGTTCATATAACTTCTGCTGCCGGAGGAACGGCGCAAGTTGGCTGTTGAATTACTGTCAAATTAAAATGGACAAATTTAATGGGAAGCTCTGCCGCATGGCGGGTAAATGAATGCGCCAACCAAGAGTTAGCAAAAATCATCATCCCGGGTTTGGGCGTGAAGTTAATTGCTTTACTAGCTGGAGTTGCCATATTTATGTCTTGCTCTGGTAAATCAATCTGAACCTTAGCCGCACGGGGATCGTGAAACACAACGTGAGAACAATTTTCTGGCGTCTCAAGGAAATAAAATCCTACAATCTGCGAACCAAAACCATGAACGTGTGCATCCATCGCAGAGTGCTTGTGGTGTTCTTGTGTCCACATTTCTGTAAATTGCACCGCTTTGTCCTGCATGGCGTAGCCTTGTTCATTCAAGATGTTCCATGCAGTTGCTCCAACAAACTCAGTAAATTTAGCCAAACGAGAATCAGCAAAGTAACTCTGCGTCATGTACACGGGGTAGATTTCATTTAAGTCACGTTCTTTGCGCTGAACTTCTAGGGCTTCTTCAGAGACAACATTAACTTCTTCCAAGAAGTCGGGGCGCTCAATCAAATAAATGGGGCAGGGAAAATGATAAGCAACCTGAAGTTGCGTGTTTTGAATAACTTCAGCCACTGACTCAGCGGCTTTGCATACTTTTTTGATTTTGGTTTTCATGTAATTTGAACCCATTGCCAAGCAAAAAAGTCAAATTTATACTGATTATTGTCAACAGGGTAAGCTGGCGTATCTTTCCAGTTGTTATCTACACCACTCCAATAAGTAAAAATATTGGCATCTAATTTATTTTGGTCTGGATCTGGGCGCGGAATTGGGGGGGTCATCCGGCAAGTGGCTTCATCAAGCGTCCACGCAGACCAATTTGCTGCGTACTCACGGTTATTAAATGCGGTAATTATTGTTTGTTGTTGGGCTGTTTTTTCTTCGGCGGTCATATCCCTAACGTGCCAAACATCAGTCCAAACCCCGTTAACTTTTTCGTAGCTTGCTTCAGAATTTTCTAGTATTTGATATACATCAAGCATAGGGCATTGAACACGAATAAACGGCTCCCAGTGTTCAGGAATAACACCAAACGCCTGAATAAGATTTTCTTCAAGCGCAGGATGGTTTTTGGTTACACCATTTTCAGTTTCAATATAAAGGTTCATGTTTTATACCTAAAAGTTAGGGTGCGCCTGCGGAAGTTGATGGGAATGAACGTGTGTTACCGGGCCAAATAATACGAACAGCACCTTGTGCGCCATTACCCGCTACTCCGGCAAAAGCCCCGCCACCGCCACCACCACCATAATTACCGCCAGCACCACCAACGGCTTGGCAACTAACTTTGCTACCGCTACCGCCACTTGCGCCACCAGAACCTCCCCCACCGGGGTTACCTCTTGGGAATGCGCTGGACGCAGCAGAGCCATTACCGCCTTGACCACATAGGCCAACGCCACCACCGCCACCGCCACCTCTACAGGTGCCACAAGAACCAAAGTTACCGCCACCACCACCGCCACCAGTGCCAGCGAAAGCGTTTCCAGAGCTTCCCGCACCATTACCACCCGTGCCAGCATAACCACCAGCGCCCCCACCACCTTCATTACCGTTACCGCCAGCGCCGCCAGTACCCGCTATAACAGTTCCACCATTACCAATGCCGCCACCGCCAGCTTTGGGATTACATACAAAATGGCTTAAATTACCAGCAGAATTTCCACTGACACTAGCACCAACAACAACGGCATATCCATTGCCGGGAACAACGGTAATATTATTTCTGTATGCCAAAGCGCCCCCACTACCAAGTAAAGTACCACCAGCACTTCCGCCGCCAATTGCTACAGCAGAAACGGAAGTCACACCTGTTGGTGCTATCCACGTGTAACTGCCGGGGCTTGTGAAAGCCTGTGAACCAGCGGCAGCAGATGTAGTGATGCTATTACTTGCCGCACTTGCCGCACCCTGACCAGCAGAATTTGTAGCCCTAACAGTAAATGTGTAAGACGTAGCTCCTGTTAACCCAGATACAGTAATGGTTCCTGATCCGGCTTGGCTTAACGTGCCCGTAATTCCGCCGGGTGAAGATGTTGCCGTATACAACGTAATTGTTGCACCACCATTGCTTGCTGGCGCTGTAAATGCCACGGTTGCTGTAGTTGAGCCTGTTGCTGTAGCTGTACCAATTGTTGGTGCGCCGGGAACCGTAGCCGCCACAGAAGCAGTTGAGTTTGAGTTTGCAGATACAGCGGCAACAGAATTAGTTGCAGTCACAACACATCGAATTGTGTTTCCCGCATCAGCGTTAACAAGCACGTACGTACTAGATGTTGCACCACTGATATTGGTAGTGACACGTTGCCATTGATATGTGAATGTAGGTGTTGGGATACCAGTCCAAGTACCGTTTGTAGTTGTAAGCGTCTGACCAACAGTAGCCGTACCCGTAACTGCTGGGGCAACAGTGTTCACTGGAGGGGCTGTAAAAGCCCTTTGGTTTGCAAATACAGCTTGTAGTGCACCGCTCATGTTAATCCACTCCCACTGATGAGCCATTGAGTTGAGGTAATCTTAATGCAGGTTGCTGATCCGTACTGCGCCAGTGTTCGCGAACCTGATGTACCTGCGGGGGACAAAGTTAATGTGTCTGTAGTGATGGCAATCGTGACGTTTGCCGCGGCCATGTTGATGAACGTGATAGCTGTACCAATTGGAAATGCTACGCTTGAGTTTGCTGGAATAGTAAATGTCCTTGCGTTGTTGTCACCAACTGGGTGAAAGATGTGCTTGCCAGCATCAGCTAAAACCAATGTGTAAGCCGCAGATTGGCTGTTCTGTGGAATGTTGCGGTAACCCACATCAAACGCATCGCCTGCCGCGTTCATAAACTTCAGGTCACCCGAATCCGAATACAAAGAGATGCCGTTGGTCAATGTTCCCGCAGGAGCAGTGCCGTTGAACAAGTCAAGGTGTGCTGTGCCAGCAGTTGTGCCACGTGCTGCTGTGCCACCCACCAGCAAGTTACCGCTAGTGTCTATTCTGGCTCGTTCTGTGCCGTCTGTTGCGAAATATATAGCCGTGCTTGCTTGGGAATTAGCGGGGTCAGCTTGCAAATACATGCTCCCACTGTTATCAACTCCAACATTCGCATATGCACTTGTATCAGCGTCTTCTAAGCGAACATTGCAAACTGCCGCTCTAAGGTGAAGCGTGGTCGCAGGAGAACTCGTCCCAATACCAAGTCGACCACTTGCATCCAGAGTCATCGCCTGAGTAAAGGTGATAGCGTTTCCTGCTGTGCCTGATGCGGCTGTAAAAAACTGATGTTCAGCATTTACTTGACGATATTGAGCAGATGCATTTGTGGTGACATATTTAAAACCCGCACCAGAAGCAACATCGCTAAACGCATTATTTCCAATAAATAAATATGGGGCAGTTGAATATGAACTTGTATTAGATGCAAAGGAAGAGCCTCTATCGCTAACTTGCAAAACTTTGTAAAAAGATGCGTTCCAAGCACTCGGAGTAACTCCCAAGCCTAGATTGCCCGAGGAGTCGATTTCCAACCTGTCTGTGCTTGCTGTGCGAAAACGCAAATAGCTTGTGTTGCTATAAATCTGTACAGCGCCTGCGCCCCACAAATACCCGAACCCACTTGCAGTGCTTACGTTGCCAGTAGCACTCAGCGTAGTAAACGCGCCAGTATTAGGTGTAGTTGAACCAATAGGTGGTGGGCTTACTAAGCTAAGCGTACCGCCCAAGGTCAAGCTACCTGACGTGGTTACTGTGCCTGTCAAGGTCAAGCCGTTAACAGTGCCTGTACCAGATACGCTTGAAACCGTAGCACCAGTTGAACTACTAGAAGCAAGCAACGTAACTGTACCTGCGCTGTTCTTCGCGTACAGCTTCATGTCAGCGATGTTTAAGCCAAGCTCTCCGTTAGCAAGGTTACCAGAAGTAGGAACGGCAGAAGCCGTCGTGCTGTAGTACAGCGATATTGGGGTGAAGCCTGAAGCCGCCATTAGAAGGTTCCTCCGAAGATGCCAGTCGTGGCGTTCAATGTTGTGAATGCACCAGTTGATGTCGTTGTCGCACCAATCGATGTGCCGTTAATTGTGCCGCCAGTGATTGCAACAGAACTAGCGTTTTGCGTTGACATTGTACCAAGGCCAGTGATCGCTGAGTTCGGGATTGCAGTAGACGCAGTCATTGTACCTGTGCCGTTGCCGTACACGTAACCAGTCAGCGTTGTAGCCCCTGTACCGCCGTTAGCAGGAACTAATGTGCCTGCAAGGGTGATCGTACCTGTGACGGTAACCGGACCGCCGCTAGTAGTTAAACCAGTTGTGCCGCCCGATACATCCACGCTCTGTACCGTACCGCCAGCAAATGGAGTCGCGGAGATCGTGATGCCACCAGCGGTGTTTGAGATGCTGACGTTAGTTCCTGCAGTCAAAGTAGCAAGTGAGTAGCCTGAACCGTTACCAATAGCCAATTGACCGTTTGAAGGCGTAGCAGTTAAGCCTGTACCGCCATATGCGGTTCCGATAGTTGTACCGTTCCAAGTACCCGCCGCTAGAGTACCTACACCAGTGATGCCAGTGTAAGAACCGCTTATACGACCCGTGGAAAGCGTTCCAGAGGTGATGTTGGCGGCGTTGGTTGTGTCAGTAGTAGCTGAAGCCGCTAGACCTGATACAGCGCCAGCGGCGATAGCGATTGCGGTGTTTGTAACTGAGGTCACGCGACCGTAAGTGTCAACTGCGAAGACGGGCACTTGTGATGCAGAGCCGTAGGTAGCGGCAACTACACCAGACGTACCCAAGGCTATTGTGACCGCAGCTGAGCCGTCATAACTTGTACCTGTCAGTCCGGTACCTATTGTCAAAGCGTTTGGATTAGCGGCGGTAATTGTGCCAGACGCTCCCAAAGATATCGCCGTGCCGTTTACAGTAACAGCGCTGTTTGCTAGCTGCGCGTTCGTTACAGCTCCAGATGTGATCTGGTTTGCGTTGATTGCAATCGAAGTATTGCTGGCACTGGTAATCTGACCTTGTGCGTTGATCGCCAAAGTGGGAACCTGAGAGGCAGTTCCGTAAGAGGCGGCGGCGACTCCGGTGTTGGTAATACTGAAAGTCGTACCAGTCAGCGTGAGGCCAGTTCCTGCGCTGTAGATTTGCGCAGAGCTGATTTGAGCGAACGTGATGTTTGTTGTGCCGAAAACAATAACGCCGGAAGTGTTGCAGGTGTAGGTTTCGCCAGCTCCAGTTGCGCCTTGCTGAACAAAGAAAGTCGAACCTTCACCCAGCGTTGATGCACTAGTAAGTCCATACGTATCGGTATCGGAAGAACGAGTTAAAATCCAATTCGTTGAGACAGAGCCTACGCTAGTCACAACGTACACGCCGTTTTGAATAGCGTTTGTTTGGGCATAAATCAATACACGATCGCTGACCGAAAGGGTAACGCCATCGATTACCAATGCGGCTTGTGTTCCTGCGTTGGTCAACGTAGCACCGACACCAACTCCTGCCCCGCCTGGTTGGTTGTAGGTCGCATTCAGATTGATGGGCGACTCGACGCGCACTGGCGCATGAAAGTGAATTCCCGAAGCAACGAGACCGTCTACATACTGCTTGTTGGCAATGTCCGTTGCGGCAGTTGGTGCGGTGGAAACCGTGCCAGTCGTTGTTGCTAATGCTGTGAACGTACCAGCCGCGGGAGTGGATGCTCCAACAGTAGTTCCGTTGATTGTTCCGCCAGTAATGGCAACAGCAGTCGCGTTCTGGGTGGACATAGTGCCAAGACCAGAAACCTGCGTGTTGGCAATCGCAATATTTGTATCAGCCAGCGCAGTTAGGCGACCTTGGGCGTCAACTGTAGCAGTCAACGTCTTAGACGCCGCGCCATATGCCCCTGCGGTTACAGCAGTATTGGCAAGGTTGATAGTCGTTGCGGTTGAGCCGTTAAATGACCCTGCGCTCATACCTGTACCAAAAGTCAACGCATTTGTTGTAAGGGCAGATATAGTGCCAGAAGCACCTAGAGCGACTGAAACGCCATTAAAGGTAACTGAGCTGTTAGCGAGTTGCCCATTGCTGACTGTACCAGACAGATCTGTAGTTGGGATAGTTGCAGACGCTGTCATGATAGAGGTACCTGCACCTTTGACGTAACCAGTCAAAGAACTTGCACCCGTACCCCCGCTAGAGACATTTACTACGCCGCCTAGAGTTACAACACCGCCAGTAGCGGCGACTGGTGTAAGTCCAGTACCCCCTGCATTAAACGACGTAACGCCGCCGACTAACGAGAACTGATTCCAAGTACCTGAGGCATAACCGTCAAAAGTTTGCGTGTCAGTGTTGAAGCGGAACTGTCCTGGTGCACCGGAGGGTTGCTGCGCTGTAGTGCCTTTGGGCATCGTGACCGCGCCTGTTCCGGGTAACGCAGGATTGTCTACAATACTTATCGTCGGGTCAGCGCTGGCGCCTGTGCCGTTAGCGACTGCAATTTGGTTAGCCGTTCCGGTAATAGTTCTACCAGAAACTGATGTACCGCCAGCCGTTAAAGCCAGCATACCGGTGCCGGACAAGTTTGCCACAGCAGCAGCAATGCCGGTCAGTTGGAAAATTGGGTTTGCCCCAGTGCCGTCTGGGTTAGAAATACTCAAGCCCACGCCCGAGGTAGTTAACTGACGCGCCGTGACCGTTGTACTTCCCGTCTTGACAATAATGCCTGCCCCTGCTGCCTCAAGGCTTCCAGCAGCGCCATTTAAACTGAGCGTATAAGCCGATTGAGCGCCACCGTCTGCCAAACCGAGTCCAGTTGAGGTAGACAGGTAACGGCTGTTAGGCAGTTGCGGAGTCTGTATCACCGTCAGGTACTGATATACCTGCGAAGGTGACGCTGCAATAGCCCCCGTAGTTGTCTGTACGGTCTGCCCGTTCTGAACAATAGGTACTGACTCTGTGCCTGTGATTGCGCCAGCTGCTGGGAGTTGCGTTATCTGTACTTGTGCTGAAGGCATATTACGGACTCAATATGTCAAGGTTTCCATTATCTTCTGGTGTTTGCGTGTTTTGCTGCGTAGAAATGATATACGCGCCGTTTGGATCTGTAACCAAGTTACGGTCAGTGTCCGCCACGGAAACATCAGGGCGAGGAAAACGGAGTTGAATCCGTTCGGTTTGTCTAGCCGGTAAGCGGTAAGGGTCTAGCTGGTCAGCGCAACCCTGATCACACACTTGCAAGCCAGGAAAATTAGGGTCAGAACGCATTACCGAGTGGGCACGCTTCATCTTGCACCGATCGCAAACTGCGATAGCGATATCAGAGTATCCTAGGGTGTCAAGAAAGCGTGGCATACCCTTATTTTAACTCTAATTATCGAGAGTAAACGGATATGTTCGGAGCCCAGTAAATTGGTGACTTATCGCGTTCTTCTTGCTCAGCTTGATAGAGGTACTTCTCAGCTTGAGCTTCAAGATACGTAATACGTTGCAGATCAACTCCGGGCAACTCCATGCTCATCTGATGAGCTAGCATAGACTGTACTGCCAAGTACCACCGCTGCGGTATTTCTAACTCATCGGTTAGAGCGCCCACGTCTTGGATTTGACGTGAATACCAGACTGTCATCTGGATAAATGGGTCGCTGGGCGTTGGCCACAAATAAATTGAGGGCTGAGGAATAGTGCGGTCAAACCAGAACTGATACGGCTGGTTAGCTGTAAAGTTCTTGTTCGGTAAGTTCGTATAGTCATCACGGTTCAGACGAGCCATCTGTATTTCACGGCTGTTATTACCGACGAAAAACTCACGAACCTGAAGCGTACCGCCTCCAGTTTCACGCATACGGTAATACTGAACTGACTGTCCTGGGTCGATGTCGTACCACAACCATTCATTATCTACCCACGTCTCGACGCCGGTATCTTCTAACAGGCTCCAAGTTGAGCCGTCAGTCGAGTACTCTAGTAAGATATGGAAGCTGCCAGAAACGCCAGGCAATATACCGATAGATCCTGCATAAACTTCGTTATCAGTGCCGAAATTTACTGAGATATTCCCGTTCGGTGACGTCTGAACGTCTTTTGTCGTTACGTCATTGTCAAACGCATTGTTTGCAACACCTGACGAAGCTGAGTAACCCCCCGTAGGGCGATTTAGTGTACGGTATAATACGTTGAGGGCATCTACCGCGCCTAGAGGCAGCTTGTAAATGTATTTATCAGCTTGTAAACCGATAACCTCTTTACTGATAGCCCAATAGTTGATACCGCGATTGACTAAGTTTGACAACAAAAAGAACAAAGACTCGCGCGAAGACAAGACCTGCTCAGAAGTAAGTTCCTCAGCCAACTTGCCACAACGACGAGCGCCGTGGTCAATGAACTTCTGAACATTGACTACCGTTGTACCTACTGTTCCGCTAGTGCTCATACATCACCATCCTGGGCAATTCCATCGTTGCATAGAAGCTCTGGCTCTACTACCTTTTTCACTTTTCTCTGCAACAGGACCCATCCTAGCGCAGAACGAATCTCGCCTAGGACCGCCCTCAGGCTGAGGAGCTTTCAGGTTAGAGCCTGTTGCCGCGTTGTATTTCTTACGTCCTTTTTCAGTCAGCCCTGCTCCTTGAGACGCAGGAAGCGCTTCGCCGCGCTTGATACTAAGGCTGACTTCGCCGCCCTTTTTCAGTTTGGCGGTTTTTGCTGACTCTTTGAAATCTTTAGCCGTTGGCGCACCTTCGCTACCTGGTTTGCGCATTTTTTCACCAGAGCCTTCAGCGATTCTTTTACGTTTTGCATGAATGTTGGCATAGAGCCCACCTTCCTTAAATTCTTTACCCTTGTCAGCTTTGACAAACTCTTTGCCGACTTTTTGAGGGACACCGCCAAAACCACCCTTTGTATGGGCGGCGGCTTGCATCAACTTGTGTTGGGCTGGTGATTTGCTTGGCATGATTAGTCAGGGTTCTTAATGTAGATGCCTTCAAACTCAGCAGACACATTAGAAGCCCCTGCTGAAGCAACTGCCCTAATTTCAAGGTCTGTCTTTTCAGTAAAAGCAATGGGTGTGTGCAGATCAAGCACGAAGTCTCCGTTGCCGGGAATACGCGCTGAACTTTGTATTCTAAACACACCACCCAATGGGCGTTGAATCAATTGAAAGTTGGTTGATG